GTTTGAGTTGATTGTGCGTTGCTTCAGAGAGCACCCAACCTCTTTCTGGGGCAAAAACAACAAAGCAGCGCAACGCTGGAATGAGCAGCAATTTATTCAGGCCCTGGACAATTACGATCTTGTCCCACAGGCTGATCCTAATACTGCAAGTCAGACCATGCGGTTGATGAAGATCATGGCTCTGAAGCAACTCCAGCAATCAAATCCTGCTTTGTATGATTCAAAGCAAATTGATCTTGCTGCGATGCGGGCGATGGGTTGGAACAATCCAGAGCAGTTCTTGGCGCCAGCCGAAACGCAGGGCCAGATACCTCCGCAAGTTCAGCAGGCAATGGCCGAGCTCCAGATCCTCAAGCAGGAGGCTGACGCTAAAAGCATGGTCGCCCAGGCCTCCGTTCAAGAGGCGCAGGTTGATGGCCAGGCCCGCATGTTGGACGCGCAGACAAAGCATTTAATGGCGCAGGCAAAGATGCTTGAGGCGCAAGCCAAGTCAGGCGGAGAAGGTGGGCAGGTCCGAGACGTTGATGCTGAAGTTAAGTTAATGGATGCTGAGACGCGCAGACAAGACTTGCATTTGAAAGCAATAAAGATGGGCGTTGATATCCATCAACTTGCGCAAGACTCAGAGCATCGTGAAGCTGACCGCATTCTTGATTCGCATCATCGAATTGCTGACAGGAAAAGCCAAAAGGCTTTAGAGATTGCAAGATCATTAAAGGGCCAAGGCATGCAGGAGATTGAATAATGGGTAACATCATCGATCGTGCCTTAGATATCATTAATGATCATCTGAAAGATCAGACGTCTTCCTTCCCTGACCCTATCACGGTAAGGCCTATGGCGCGTGGCGGTGAAGTTTTATCTGACGAGTTCCCATCTCATTATATGCCAAGAGTTGGGCGCCAGGTTATGGCTGATGGCGGAGATCCTGTAGAAGGAGCTCTAAACACAGCCCGTGCGATTGGCGATGATCAGCCTACTATACCTGCCCCTGCAGCTCCAAAACCACCTGTAAGCCTTTTTGAGGGGCGCGTATCAGCTGCTCCAAAACAATCGGTCATGACACGACGCGGCCAGGTATTGCATCCACGCACGCCAGATCCTTCTCCTGAAGAGATCGCTGCTGCAAAAGCAGATACGCGTAGCGGTGGCGATATTGTGAACAAACGACTTGATGTCATCGTTCCTGAATCATCTCGCGTCGTTGGTGGAACATATACGCCAGGATCGCCAACAGGTGGCCGCTGGGCTGATATGGGGAGTGATTTTTTAAAACAGCCTGGATTGGGTTTTAAATTTACACAAGATCAGCGTGACGCAGAAAAAGATCTTGAACAAGCTCATGCGTCTGGTGATGAAAACTCCATATCAAATGCGCAGAAACGATTAGATGACGCACATGCGGAAGGCGACAAGATCCTTCATAAGCTTTGGAATGAAAGCGTAAACGAGAGCTCCGCGGCGGCGAAGGCTGCTGTTGAGAAGCATAAAGTTAAGCCTCTTTTTATGGCCAAGGATTGGGACAAGGCAATGCGACTGCCTTTGCAGGATCATCTTTGGTATGAATTATCTGGCGAAAAGATGGGCGAGAACATGCCAGATCTTAGCCATGATGAGTTCATGAAGCTGATGGATCTTATCGGCGCGACATCTGCGCGAGCAAAACCTCTTGAGAACGCGGAGCGCGCTTTAGGCGTTATGTCTCAGCATATGCGCGGTGTCCCTGCAGACGTTGATATTACGATACCTGAAACGGTCCGCCAGGCTCTTGGCCGCGATCATCGTGAATCGTCTGCATTGCCTGGCAACAAGACAGGCCATTTTTCTGATACGCTTGCTTTAACTGGAGGCGTCCCTACACGGTTCCCAATCTCGGTGAATGACGTTTGGGTTGGTAAGATGTTTGGTGTTCCAGATGATGTTATGTCATCGAACCAATCTCTTCATGAGCCAATGGCGATTTACTTTAATAAGATCCGCGATCTTTATAATGAAAATCATCCAGAGAAGCCTTTCACTTATCAGAGCTGGAACTTCCAAGCCCCTGCGTGGGTTCACTTGCGCGGCGAAGAGGCTAAGGAAGAAAGCGGTGATGCTTATCATCAGGTATGGGGAAGCATCGTTAACAAGCTAAAGAAAGCAGGCGTCACTGGCATAGACGGCGAAAAACTTAATAGAGCAGCATTTATGGATCCTGACTTTGCGGATGCTTTGCGCCGCACGACAGGAGCATTTAGAACTTCGCCCAAAGCAACAATTGAGTTTGGGACAAAGCTAACAGACATCGGCGCACAAGCGCATGCATTATACGACGAAGCCGTTCAGAGGGGCGACACATTGTCGCAGAGCCAATATCTGAAGGGTCTTGTCACTGCCATGTATCAGTCTGCCCGCGGGAAGCATCCTTGGGATTCATTGAAGAAGGCGCTCACTGGCAATCTCTCGACAGACATTACTCGTATATCCCACCCAAAGTCTTCTGCACCGCTCGACACTGGCGGAACATTTGAGGCTGCGGTTTCTCCAAATATTCGCGTCCCTCTAAAAGACATGGATGACGACCAGCTGGAGGCGTTTAACGCTATTGTGGGTAAACACCTAAGCCAAAAGGCTATGGCTATCTCTACGGTGCTCCCTGCTCAGGAGAACGCGGCTCCAAAGGCAGGGCACATCCGCGGATATTCTTTATTTGTCCCAACAACGGATCAAATGCACCCTGACGACATTCACAAGCTTGCGACATCAGTCTTCAGCCATGGCCATGATTTAAGCTATGACAGGTATCCAAATGGATACAGGTTTGATGTCATTCCTCGTTATGAAGATGATGGTTCTTCATTCGGCATTGATCGCGATAAATTGGAAGATGCCGCTATTGACTCTCTGGGCGATAACTATAAGGGCATTAAAGTCTTGCCCCATGATTTCCGTTCGGTGTATACTCCAGATACCGATTATGACCGTATTCGGAACGATTCTATTGAGAGGATTAAAGATGACTTTATCAAGCAAGCGGTCGCTGCCGGGATCAAGCAAAGTGACGCACGGAAAGCCCTCAAAAGCCCCAAGGCTGGAGACGCTCTCTCTGGGAGAGGCAAAAAAGCTTGGAATAATTACCGAGCCAGAATTGATCATCTCTCCGATGCGGAAAAAGGGTTCCAAGCATTAGCTCAACGCGTTGAGGATTCTCATCGCGACTTCATCAATAGCGCCACTAAAAGATTTGCAAAACCTGCAAAAGCTTATGGTGGCGCGATTTCTCCTTTTGAGCTTGCGAATAATGATCTTGAAGACGAAGCTCGCCGGCTAATATTATGGTCTTATGCTGCGTCCCCGATTATGCGTCCACTTTCTCGCGCTGAAGGTGGCACAGTTGATGATCCTATCAATAAAGCTCTCGACATTGTTGGGACTAAATCATCACCGTCGGCGGCTATAGATACTGCGCGCAATCTGACGCCGATGGGTTTTTACAGCGCCGCAGCTGAGGCGGCCAACAAAATACCTCAGCGAGCTCCAATTGATCAGATCATAAATAAGATCAAAGGACAGCCTAATGTTAAGCAGGCAGAGCTTGATAATGCAAATCTTGCAGACACATTTGCTAAACAGAAGAGCGTGGATCCAAAAGAAGTTGCGCGGCATCTACAAACGAGCGTTCCGCAATTAAGCGAGAAAGTTTATGGTGGTAAGCTTGAGAAAGAATATAAACCTTATGGGTTTGATGAGTATGAAGATTTCCCAAAGGCCGACATGGTTTACGAAGTAGGCCCTGATAGAGATATAAAAAACACTTGGAGAATATCTTATTATCCAAATAACAATAGAAATAAACGCGAATATAATGTCTATGACCCATCAGGCACATATCATGAAAGTTTTAATAATTTAGAAGATGCCACACTATATGCCAATCAAGGCATTAATAGAGTTGATCCAACAAATTACCATGAATACACAATTCCAGGCGGAAAAGACTATCGAGAAGTCGTAATGACTTTGCCTGGTGAAAAAAAATATACACACGATCATTGGACAGGCGTATCAAATCCTGTTGCGCATTTGCGCATGTCTGATCGTGATAATGGTAAGACTCTTCATGTTGAGGAGTTGCAAAGCGATTGGGGGCAGGAGGGACGTAAAGTAGGGTTTGGTGAAGGGAAAATACCTGAAGCTCCATACGTCACCGATACCAACCAATGGGTTGATCTTGGTTTGAAACGCGCTTTGATGGAAGCCGCCAAAGGTGGATATGATAAATTAGTTTGGACACCTGGCGAAGCGCAAGCTGACAGATATAATTTGAGCAAAAAATTAAATGCTATTCATTGGTCGCCTGATTCCAATGTTCTTAAAGCAGTAGATCACGATTACAACATCGTGATTAATCAAAAAGTGGATAAGGATAAGTTGCCTAATTTTATTGGCAAAGAACTTGCCGAAAAATTGATGGCTACAAAGGCATTGCCCAATGTCCATAGGTTTGAAGGGGAAACAGCGCATTCATTAATTGGCGGTGATTTAAAAGTTGGCAGTCATAAAATGCAATCTTTCTACGACAAGCTTGTTCCGCAACGATTGAATAAATTAATTGCGCAATATGATCCGAGCGCAAAAGTCCAAATGCATTCTTACCCATTGTCTTATGAAAAAGGGACAGGTCAGCAAGGCGATGTTGATTGGGAAGGCAACCCAGTTGAAGAAATGGAAACCAAAAAAGTTATGGGCCATGTTCTTCATATCACCCCCAAGATGCGCTCTGCCATCCTCAATGGCCTGCCAGCCTTTAAATCTGGCGGAGATGTCAGTGGGAGACCTGTTATTGATGCTGCTTTTAAGGTATTATCAAAACTTCCGAAATAACGGAAACGGGGACGCCCGTATTACTCTGGCTGGAGAATTGTAATGTATGAGATGGCAAAACAAGCTCGCGAGAAGATGAAGGCTAAAGCCAAAGCCCTCGCGGCTCCTGGAACCCTTGAAAAAGGTCAGGCTACCACGCAAGCTTCATGGACGCCTGCGGAGGCTCTTAATGCTGACGCCAAGACTGGCATGCGCCCAATTTCACAACGCCAATATAAAAAGGGCGGTCATGTTGATGGAAAGGCTGCAAAGCCACGCGCAGACCGCAAAGCCCGTAAGTCAGGCGGTAAAGTAGAAACAGAAATTGGCGTCGGCATGGCCAATAAAAACATGAAAGAAGCCAACAAAGATCGCCCAGGCATAAAACATGTTGGCGCCTTAAAGCGTGGTGGAGCAGCTAAACGCGCAAGTGGCGGCTTGGCTGAAGAATTATCAAAACCTGTTTCTGATTTAAGAACCCGTCTTTCACGGGAAGATCGCCGCAGAAAAGAGATGGAGCCCGACAGCAAAGGCAGCGGTATGTTAAGCGGGTTGCTGGGTAAAAGGCATGGCGGAAAGATTAAACGCGCCGAGGGCGGCGGTATTCTTGATAAGAAAGCTGTTGGTGATGTTCAGGTTCTTCCAAAACGCGGTAAGGCTGAACATTACAAAAAAGGTGGAAAGATTAAGCGCGATGATGGCGGCAGAACGCTTCCTTCTCCAGAGGAGGCAATCGGCTCAGAGGTCCGTATGAAGGGCCTGAAGGTTCTCCCAAGCCAATCAGCGACGTCTGAAGCAAGAGTAACTCCTTCCCAGCTTCGCCGCGAAGAAGGCTATTCAGCTGCGGATATGAAAGCTTCCCGCGCAGGCCGTAAAGATGGCGGTAAAAAATGGATTCAGGAAGCGATTGAGAAGCCAGGCGCTCTTCGCAAATCACTCGGTGTGAAGGAGGGAGAAAAGATCCCCGCAAAAAAGCTTCACGCCGCCGCTGAGAAGGGCGGCAAGCTGGGTAAGCGCGCTCGATTGGCTGAGACATTGAAACGTCTGGGCAAAGCCACTGGCGGGTCTCTTATGGGCGTTTTGGACGCCAAAAAGAAAGCATCCAAGAAGAGCGGCAAGAAAGGCGGAAAGACGGACATAAGCATCGTCATTAATGCAGCCAAGCACCCATCTAGACATATGGCGGATGCTTTACCTGGCGGCGATGCTGGCGCTCCTCCTTTGCCTCCAATGCCACCTGCTCCACCTATGCCAATGCCACCTGCTCCGCCCATGGGCGCTGTTGGGCCTGGAGCTCCTCCTCCTGCTCTTCTTGGCCGTAAGGCTGGCGGTCGCATTACTAAAGTTGCCAAGTCCTACAAGGACATGGAGGCTGGCGCTGGGAGTGGCGAAGGTCGTTTGCAAAAGACGGACATTGCCAAGCTTCATAAAGATGCACCTGCTCGCAAAGCAGGCGGGCGCATTAGCCGGATTGCAAAATCATATAAAGATATGACTGCTGGCGCAGCTTCTGGCGAAGGTCGATTACAGAAAGAGGACATCGCGAAAGCGAAAGTAGGTCGCAGCAAGTAGTTGTTGTGATAAGGGGGTGGCGTTACCCCTTCTCAAATGCCACCCCTGTTCTTACATGAGAAGGCGAGTGAGAAGGGCTCGACATGACATTTACGACGCAGCAAGCGTATGAACGCGAGCTTGCAAAATTGATTGATGTAGAAATTGAAAGATTGATGGATGCAATTTCTAACGGTCATTTGGAAGATTACGCCGAATATAAATTTTTGGCGGGGAAGATCGCGGGCTTGCGCCTTGCACAGGAATATCTGCTTGAAGCCGAGCGGATATGTCAGGAAAAATACTGAGAAGAGAAGGGAAAACCATAAATGTCATCTATGATTATGGATCACGACATTGATCCTAGAACAAAAATATTAAGCGAATTAGGTGATCTTTCGTCTATTGAGCTTTTTAACAATCAAATCCTTGCGGCTGTTTATATCAGGCCAACAAGAACAAAAAGCGGAATTTACTTGTCTGATAAGACGGTTGATGAAGACCGTTTCCAGGGCAAGGTAGGTCTTCTTGTTAGTATGGGGTCTTCCGCTTTCCAAGATGATTCAGGCGCATGGTTTAACAACGCAAGCTTTAATC